CCGTCCTGGAAGAGCGGGTTGGTCCCCACATCACGAACGCGAGCCTCACGGTTCGCCGCCGTAATGGTGGAATCAGCCTTCAGGTCCCGGAACGTCCGCGAGCCGTGGAAAGCCACGAAATATTCGCGGCCATCTTCGGTGTTGAACGGACGAATGTGCGGGTCAGCCTGCTTGGCGATACGCTTCATGAGCGAAGCCGCCGCCGCAGTCATCTTGTCGTCGGTCGTGTCGAGGTTGCCAACGGCAGTCGCCCAGGTCGCCGAATAGTTGCTCTTCAGCTTGCCGAACAGCAGGCGGTCGGAGTTGGCGGCATTGTAGGCGTTGCGGTTGGCAGCGGTCGAGGCCGACATGGTGACAGTGGTGTCACCCGTGGTCACGACCGACAGCATGGCGGTGATGATATCGTCCCGCAGCTTCTCAGCTTCCCAGACCTTCAGCATGGACTTGGCGGCGCCGAACAGGTCGATTTCAGTCTTGTAGCTGGTGGATTTCGGGACGCGGACAGCGTTGCGGCGCCAGTCAACAGCGATGGCGCAGTTGTAGTTGCCCAGCTCCTCTTCGTTGCCGTCGAGGGTGGTCGAGCCGGTCACGCCGTCAGAGGTCAGACGGGTAATCAGCGGGATGTTGATCGTTTTGCCAGCTTCCTCTTGAAGCTCATACTTGGCAATGATGATCGAGCCGTCCGAGCGGCCCATGTAGGGCTTGAAGCCCGTGGCGCGGACATATTCGGCGAAATAGTTCTTGAGGAAAACCTGCTTCTCAGAAGCAGAGGCGAGGGCGACTTCGGCCATTGGTTAGGTCCTGAAAATACTGTCGAACGCCACGCCCGGCCCTACAGGCTGCTCTCCCGGTTTCGGGGAACCAGCAGCGGGGGCAGAGGCCAGAGAGCGAGGCGGCGCGACTTGAGGGGGAATGACCGCCACATGGGCAGCCGGTGCTTGCGGTTGCGCGGAGCCTTGTGCGGCTTTCCACGCTCGAAACTGGTCGAGGTCGTCACCCTGGAGAGAAGACAGGACTTGATCCCGCTTCCACTCGGAAACAACAAACTCGTAGGGGTCGTCACTGGTCCGGACGCGGTGATTGAACAGCGGGTCGGCGTCACAGCGCGCAAGGCCCCATTCGTGGGCTTGGCTTACCGTGTCGCGTCCGTGGATCGTCTCTTGCAGGCGCTTGGAAAAGGCCAAGGCTTGCCCGAACATCCGTTGCTCGATGATCTGGTTGTGATGCGCCTGATAGCCTTCCGGGTCCTCGTAAGGATCGGGGGCTTGCATGACGGGCCGCGCCGCTTCCATTTGCTGGATGCGGGCTTCCAGAGCCTTGCGCTTGTCCCGTTCTTCCAACATGGCCGTAATGGGCACATGACCGGGCTGCACCGGCTCGGGAGCGGCCTGCACTGGCGCAGGGGCTACCGTGGCTTGAGGGGCTTCTACAGGGGCGGGAACCGGCGCGGGGGCCGTCTCTACCGTCTGAGAGGCAAACTTGCCGTCAGGACCCCTTGCAGGGCCTTCGGACTGTTCGACAGGCGTAGCGACTTCGCCGGGTTCACCGGCGTCCAGAAAATCGAGTTCCATTGATTATCCCTCGCCCATACGTCGGCGGCACGGAACGCCCGAAGCCCGGCGGCGGCTGGCCTGTTACGCTAGGCCCTGCGGAACGCCCGTAACCCCATAAGGGGCCACCCCGGCGGCGGGTGATGCGATCCCAATGAAAGCCTGGTCGGCCTTGAATTGGGCGTCGAATAGTTCGGTCTGGGCCTTCGCGCTTTTCAGCGCCGTGTCGGCCTGTTTGTTCTCAATGTCGGCTTGCGCGCCATCTTGCGCCAACTGCATCTGCATTTGCTGCTGCTGTTGCGCCATCTGCCCGGCCTGTTCCGCCCGCGCCTTGCGCTTGTCGATAATCGCCCGCTTGTCCGGCATGGCCGATACCGCAAGCATGTCGTCAAACGGCACTTCCTGCGGGCCATACATCTTGGCAAGCTCAACGAGCATCTGGAATTGCTCTTGCTGGACGTTCGCCGTGTCGGGCGTAGCGTCTAGCAGGATATCCACGTCCATTTCGGCCAGGGCGTTCTGATAGCCAAGGGCCATCGAGCCGTCAGGCATGATAAACGCCTGCTTTCCGTTCGGGTCCATTTGGCCTTGATCGTTGACCTTGAGCGGCTGACCGTCAGGACCGGCCATCGGCTGCCCCTGTTGGCCTTGCTCATCGGTCGGCGGCGTGTTGATCCCGACAAACTCAGGTGCGCCGTCGTCATCCGTGATCCGGATAAACTGCGGAGCCGTCCAGTATTGCCGCGCCCGGTTCCACATTTGGCGATAGAGGCGAAATTCCCACTCCTCAACGCCGCCGTAGATAACCGCCTGCTCAGTAAGCCCGGCCTGCTGTCTGACCAGTTGCGCGCGGCCTGAAGAGCTTTCGCCCTGGCGACCAAGAATGGCAGGGTTAGGCCCCATCCGCTCAATCTCGCCCTTGGCTTCCGCCAGAAGGTTGGATTGGCCCATCGCCATGTCCGACGTGTTGACCTTCTGCCAGCCGAACGGGATCACCCCATCGGGGCGAGCGGCCTCGCGCCGTGCCGTGTTGCTGTCAACCTCGATTGCCGAAGGGTCCACGGCCTGAATTTGGCTGGTCGAGAGAAGGTGCAGCAGCTTGGAGCGCCGCTTGTTGATCTCGTCCTGTGGCCCGCGCATGTCGCGCACGATGCCGTAACGATTGTTTTCCCGATCCACAAAGCACGACTGCGCCTCGATAGGGTTACAGGAGCGCCCCTTGTCGTCGTGGTAGGCGCTAGGCCCATACGCCAGCAGCCCGCCACTGTGGAACACGCACCGCTGCCACGCTTGGCCCTCACGGTGGTAAAGCTCCACGACCATGACGCGGCGCTTTTTCTTGTCTACCCAGGCGACAGTCGGCGCGGCGTCGTTCGGGCGATCCTCAAACGTATCATCGCCCATTACCCCGCCACTTAGCGAAGCCTCTAGCGCCTTGTCAGCGTCAGGATACAGCGCCGTTACGTCGTCGGAATATTGCCACTTGGCAATCCCCATATAACGGGCGTCCCGGAAGTCTTCACGGCGCGACCGGGGATCGTAGAAGAATTCCTCCCACGCAATCTCCTGCACGACCACTTGCAAGTCTGCATCGACCTCAACGATAGCCGCGCACGTGCCCTCAACGAGGTAGTCCTTAGCGCCCCTGATTTTCAGGTCATCGAAGCGGTTAAAGTCAGCGATGAACCGCAGGACCTTAGACGCAACGTCGGCGCTTTCCTCGTCCTTTGGCGTGCGGGGATAGGCTCGCGGGTCTGTAGCCCCTTGCTTCAGAACGCCAAGCGTCCCGTTAACCGCCGGGCGAACCCGGTTAAACACGTTGTCAGGCTGGCCCCGCGCCTTAAGCGCGTCCCGCTCATCCTTGGTCCACTGAAAGCCGTGGTAGTAGTCGCCGTCTTTCCGCGATTCCAGACGCGCGGTTTGCGTCAGGTTGGCGCTGTCCTCGAACATGGACTTGAGCGAGGCCAGATCAGGGGCCTTCGGAGGCGTTACGCCGTCTTCCACGATGCCTCCTCGCGTTTGGCCCGGCCCCATAGGTCCGGAGGGTTATTGATGGATGGAACCGCCGTCAGCTTCGGAGCGCGCCTCAGGCCCTCGCAGGCGTAGCGCAGGGCGTCGATGACGTGGTTGTCTTTGTCTTCAAGCACAGGGAGGATTTCCCCGGTCTGCTTGTCTTCCTTGAACTTGTAGTGCGTCAGCTCGTGGATCGTCCGCTTGCAGCGGGGATGCACGATGATGTCGTATGACTTCAGGAACTCGATACCGTCCTCGACAGAGCCCGGCCCCTTGACCGCAGGGATGATCTTGAACCCCTTGCGTTGCATGTAACTGACCGTTTCCGGCCTCGCGCTATCGGCCCGGATCGTCCATTTGCGAGCGCCCGGCACCGTATCGAACAGGGCTGGCGTGTTGTCGATTTCGCAGCCGACCGCGTAGGCCTCTTGGTCAACGTAGAGCGTGCGGCCTTGGATGTAGGCCCGCACAAGCACGGTCGGGTCCACACTGAACCCCCAATCCGCCCCAAACCGGAACACCGCATCCGCTGGCGCCGTGAACTCCTCAGTCTTCCAATTGCGAAAGACCGCAGCCTCGCCCATCCGCTGATAAGCACCCTCCCAGACGTGGAGGTATTTGTCGTAGTCCCGAATCTTGTCGCGCTCCATGTCGGCGCGCAGCTCAGCGGGGAACCACGGATTGTCCGACCAGTTGGCCGTGAT